GAAGATCCCTTTCTTGGAAGTGCTCGAGAGGAAGATGAAGTTCTCCAAGTCCGGAAGCGCACACGCCTTTTCTTGGAAGTGCTCGAGAGGAAGATGAAGTTCTGCAAGTCCGGAAGATCCCTTAGGGCTTTGCGCACACGCCTTTTCTTGGAAGTGCTCGAGAGGAAGATGAAGTTCTCCAAGTCCGGAAGATCCCTTAGGGTGCGGTGCACACGCCTTTTCTTGGAAGTGCTCGAGAGGAAGATGAAGTTCTGCAAGTCCGGAAGCGCACACGCCTTTTCTTGGAAGTGCTCGAGAGGAAGATGAAGTTCTGCAAGTCCGGAAGATCCCTTAGGGTGCGGTGCACACGCCTTTTCTTGGAGTTTCTTCAAAAAATTTGAAGAAGAAGTGTGCTCGAGAGGAAGATGGAGAAGTGAGTAGCTCCCGGGGGACCTTAGGGCTTTGCGCACACGCCTTTTTCTTTTCTTCAAGAAGAAGAAAAAACACGTGCGTGTGTAAGATGAAGAAGTGAGTAGCTCCCGGGGGACCTTAGGGTGCGGTGCACACGCCTTTTCTTGGAGTTTCTTCAAAAAATTTGAAGAAGTGCTCGAGAGGAAGATGGAGAAGTGAGTAGCTCCCGGGGGACCTTAGGGCTTTGCGCACACGCCTTTTTCTTTTCTTCAAGAAGAAGAAAAAACACGTGCGTGTGTAAGATGAAGAAGTGAGTAGCTCCCGGGGGACCTTAGGGTGCGGTGCACACGCCTTTTCTTGGAGTTTCTTCAAAATTCCATAAATTTATATATTGGTGGTGTTCAAAAACACCAAAAGTTTTTTTTTATTTTATTTTATTTTCCTTTTGTTGATCAGATGGTGGTTCGTATCTATACCATTTTGAAAAGTCGCGCGCTGGATACTTTTCATAATCTTTTGAATCATCAAAGTCAAGAGAGTTCATTGTGCTTGAGAGGGAGGAGGGAGATGGAGAAGTGAGTAGCTCCCGGGGGACCTTAGGGCTTTGCGCACACGCCTTTTCTTGGAAGTTCTGCAAGTCCGGAAGATCCCTTTCTTGGAAGTGCTCGAGAGGAAGATGAAGTTCTCCAAGTCCGGAAGATCCCTTAGGGTGCGGTGCACACGCCTTTTTTAAAGTTTGAGGGGGCAAAAGTTTTTTTTATTTTCCTTTCAAAGTTTTTTTGATGGTGTTCAAAAACACCAAAAGTTTTTTTTATTTTTTAAAGTTTTTTTAGTTATTTAATTTATTTTTATTTTTTTATTTAATTCAATTATTTATTTAATTTATTTATTTAATTTATTTTATTTAATTCAATTATTTATTTAATTTTTAAAGTTTTTTATGAGGGGGCAAAGTTTTTTAATTCCAATTGGTGGTACCAAAAGTTTTTTATGAGGGGCAAAGTTTATTTTATTTATGCTTTCTTTTGTGGAACCCATACAATCTCATCCAAAATTGGTTTATTCATTTTTTCCTGAGCTTTTTTTCTAATAGTTTCCTGAGCTTTTTTTCTAATAGTTTTCCCTTTTTCCGTTTCCCAATACAGGTTACTGTGGAAACCACTTGCGACGCAAATTCCCATATTTTTTAATACAGTGTTCCATTCTTCTTCTTTTTCTTCGTCATCCAAGTCATTCAATTTTGGTTTATTCAAATTATAATATATATTACATTTACTAATATAATTTCTAGAATAATCTCTCCACATCGAAATCAATGACTGTTTTTGGTTTTCAACAGATGTTTCTACTTTCTTTCTTATTCCATGTGAATATAATAGTTTATTGTCCCTATTGTTTGTTCCTTCAAATGGTTCACCTTTAAAATATTTTAAAAAATATTTTAAAAAAAAAACATCGTCTGATATTAAATATAATTCTTTGCCGACTGGTTCATCTAAAATTTCAGAATGATCCTCATTCACAATAAAGCTATCAGACCTTTTCCATGTTATTGTCTGTCTGAACCATTTCATGACTTGAGGGCGACTCATTATAAAGTTGTCTGGATCTACTGACTCGTTTTCATAGCATCTAGCATTTCCAAAACAAACAAAGCGTCCAAGATCTTGTTTAGTGTAACAATCTCGCAACCTAAAAGCAAAACGTTTAATGAAAAAATTAGCAAGTTTTTGGTCAATCACAGTACTGCTACAGGAGTAACCGTGTTTATTGACAAGTTCATCTTGATATGCTTTTATTTGTGTTTCTATCGTACTTTCCAGAGAATAAAACTGATGACTTGTGAGGTAGGTTTTTAATGTTATGTAAGGTACAATTTTTCCTTTATTATCATAGTCCATTGTTTGATGTACGTGTTATGTGTGTGCTTGAGATGAAGATAGAGAACTGAGTAACTGAGTAGCTCCCGGGAAGACCGTAGGGCTTTGTGCACACGATTTTTTTTCCTTTCAAAGTTTTTGATGGTGTTCAAAAACACCAAAAGTTTTTTTATTTTTTAAAGTTTTTTATTTTCCTTTTGTTGGTGTTACAAGCATTTTATAAATATAATTAAAATATTTATAAAATGCTTCGTGAGGGGTTCGAACCCTCGACCTGTCGCTCGCTCACTTATCCTATTTACTAGGATTTCATATGCTATTAAATAACATAAGACGACCGCTCTAACCAACTGAGCTAACGAAGCGATAAACTGTGGATATTCCCACAATATACTATATATTTAATTCTTTAAACTATTTACTTAGTGTATTTATATGAAGAAATAAATTTTTATATTGGTGGTACCAAAAGTTTTTTTGTTTTTTTTTTATTTTATTATATTTTTTTTTTAATTCCATAAATTTTTATATTGGCGGTGTTCAAAAACACCAAAAGTTTTTTTGTTTTTTTTTAAAATTTTAATTTAATTTTTTTTTAATTTTTTTTTAATTTTTTTTAATTTTTTTTATTCAACAATAAATTTCTTCATCAATAAATTTCCACGAAAATGAATTCACCAACCAACCTGTCCTATCGCTCAACCAGTCAGATATTAAACCATTATTTATTTCTCCATCATCATCCACAAACTCCTCCCCATCATCCTTCACAGCCATTTCTTGAGGTAAATCATCTATTAATTCACCATCAGTGTTCCAATCAATATCGAAAATGTGAATAAAATGACATCGCCTTTGCACTGCTTTGATTGGTTGTCCATCGCACCAACAATTAGCACCCTCGTTACGATGGTAGCACGAATGGCACAACAAATCATCAACGTCAATCGTCTCCTCAACCAAGCATTTTTTACACCAATTAACATCCGTCATCTCGTAAAGGTTTGGGGTTCAGAGAGTTTGATGTAGAGTTTGGAGTTCCTCCAAACTTATGGTATTTCAGACACGATTTTTTTTCCTTTCAAAGTTTTTTGATGGTGTTCAAAAACACCAAAAGTTTTTTTAGTTTTTTTAATTTTTTAAAGTTTTTTTAGTTTTTTTAACAGTTCTGAAGAATAAGACCCAATGGAGATTCAGGATCAATGACACACGGGGATGTCACAGATTCTTCACTTTTTGTTGGGGAGGGTGGTTCCTCGTCTGAACATGAAGGTGTTCCTACCGCCGTATCACTATTTCCTCCAGAAACGGCTTCTCCCCTTTCTCCAAATCCCAATTGGTATCCGAAAACGTAGGCAGCGCAGTTGGCACAAGGAAATCCATAATGTTCACAATTCCCGCACCCAATGCAGTACTCTTCAACCGGGAAACGAAGGTTTCCGCAGAGGTTGTAGATTTCGCGGATGGTGTCATTGGAGATAGTGGGCATTGTTTGAGATGAAACAAAAGTGAAGGGGGGAGGGTTACCTTAGGGAAGGTCAGACACGAATTTTTTTTTTAGTTTTTAGTTTTTTTTATTTATTTTTTTTTTTTTAAAGTTAATTTTAATTTATTTTATTTTTTAAAAGTTTTTTTTTAAAGTTAATTTTAATTTATTTATTTTTTTTTTTAAAGTTAATTTTAATTTATTTATTTTTTTTTTTTAAAGTTAATTTTAATTTATTTAAGTTATATGAAAAAGTTTGTAGAAACCTTAGGATATATTCAGATACGAATTTTTTTTGTTTGAGACAAAATCAAATAATGGCGGGAAGAAGTGCAAGTAAAAACAAACAAAAAATTGAAATGCCAATCAATTTAAATTTATCACTTTGTGATAAACATTCAGACACTTCCTCCTCGGTCAGGTCGGTAGTTGACATTGTGCTTGAGAGAGGGGTTACTACCTTAGGGAAGGTCAGACACAATTTTTTTTTGTTTTAAACAACTTCAGTAGTAATAATATTTTCCCCGAGTTGCATTTTGTTTAAAGTATTATGTGTGTATAGATTGTTAGTTATTTCGATATAAGCAACTCCATATTTCATGGAAAGTGAAGACACATCCCCAAATTGTTTCATTGTGTCCCTTATCGAAGCGCATGTCACAAATACCAATTCCCTTTTATCGAAAGAGATAGCCATCTTTGGGATGTTGCGAATCACCAAGTTGTAGTTTGACTTTTTCAGAAGATTTTTCTCAATCTTCTGAAGAACTTCATGGACCTTTGTCTTAAATAATAAAGACCTTGGATTTGCTTTTATAAGAGAAGTCACATCCTTCAACTTTTTATGCAGACTAACATCATTGAGAGAGTGACGAATCAAAAGGGACTCAATACGGGTACAAAGACCAGTGTCAACAAAGCGAATGGGAGAGAGGTTAAGAGTCATGAGTACTGCTGTATCTTCAAGACTGTTGATTTAGGGGAGTGTAGGAAGGGGTTACCTTAGGGAAATTTGCACACGGATTTTCATTCGCTCACTGAGCTTTCTCTACCAACGCGGTTATTTGATCGAGGAGTGTCATTCTTACTCTCCTTAGCGACGTATTTCTGTAAGTTATTATAATTTAAGCAAATTTAAGCAGCTCTAAACCCTCCTCACCCTCCTTCAACCCCTCCGCCCCCTCTTTGCTCTCCTTCGCCAGCCGAGCCGCTTCCTCCGCTTCCTTCGCTTCCTTCGCTACCTTCGCCTCCTTATATTCCTTAAGTTTCTTGGTCATTCCTGTTATATCAGACACCTTCTTAGCACCGGCCGCGAGGGCTAGACCGTCCATCAATTTACACATCGTGGTCTGCTGACCCTCTGACGTCAGACAAGTGATACCCGGAATTGTATTCTTGGCAGTTTGCCACAACATTCCGACCGCGAAGATGACAAATGCCCCGAACGCGAGGAAAATCAGTATTTTTACCATCAGCGGACTACCTGGGATTTTGTTCGCCATGTTTTATAATAATAATAATATATATATATTATTTTTTCTCTTCAAAATATTCGATTATACAAGAACAGAGCCACCGCGAACAGCTCGATGAGGATGCTGATCATAATCCATTTACCTGAATGTCTTAATATCGAAAACATAAGGACGAAGAGACCAATCGCCGCGAAGATGTAGGATGCGATGGTCGACGGCGCTGGTGGGACTTCGGGTGGAGTCTCAGGGACTTCTCCGTTCCTGAGCATATAGTCAATGGCTGCATCGATGACGTTCCCCTCAAGCCCAATCTTGGCGAATTTTTGTAATTTCGAGTACTTTTTTTTTACGCCTTCCCGGGACTTATTAAATTTGGACCGGTCTTTGGATTTTTCCGTTAGCGCTTCATTTTCCTCTTTCACTTTGGCGGCGGCTTCTTCTTGTTCGGCGACTGCCGCTTCCTGCGCTGCCGCATCCCCCTCGCGGGCGGCGTTGGCGCCATCCTCGGTCACTTTGGTGAGGTTGTTGAGTGAGTTGCTAAATTCTTCGGTAGCTTCCGCGGCTTGCACGCCTTCTTCCGCAGCTTCCACACCTTCCACACCTTCCATGGCCATACCAGCTTCACCAATTCCGCAGCAGAGCAGTGCGATGTTCAAGCCAAAAGCGGCCGCCTTCTTGCCTTTGGGAGACTCGAGCCAGTCTGCCGCTTTTTTGCCACCTGCCGCCCTAATCGTTTCACCAACGGCCTGAACCCCAATATCGACCGCAGGGTCAACAACTGTGTCCATCGCCCCTTGAGCAATATCGAATACGTCACCTAATGTATGGAAGGCGTCTGCTGGAATATCTTTCCAATTACCGGTCGCAAGGTCGCTAACTAATTTGACGGTGTCTTGCGACAGGTGAACAACGCCTTCCTCCGCCTCTTTGAGTCCGTGGAGCACGTCGTTGCCCGTATTCGTCAAGAATTTCAAAAATCCTACCATTATTTTTTTTTTTTAATATGTTGTTACATTTTAATTTTAAAAAAAAAAACTCGAACCTGATGAAAAAAGTTGGTGCCGATGCGTATAAACAAAAACTTTATGACTTTAGACTTCGGAAAAACGGTTATACAGAAAATTATATATATTTATTTAATGTTTTAGCATAATCATATACTTTAGGAGATGTATATATTGAAAATATAAATGATAAAATATGCTGAAAATAAATACATCACTTTAGAAGATACTTTGCAGTAACAAATGTGATCTTGATATTACAGAATCTAAAGATAAAGAATGGGACTTCATATCTTATTTATAAAATAATTAGATCAACAAATTTTTCTTGCTTGTTTTACAAACCAAACTTGGCCTAAAAAATATATAACTAATAAATTGTTCATAATAAAATTATTTTCATAATATTTGAAAACAAAAGTTGTAAAAATATAAATTCTAAAATAAAAATAAAATAATAATTGAATTACTTTTTCAAAATTACAATTTTTTTTTATTTTTAATTTGTGATAAACTATGTATCCCGGAAAATTTGAAATTTCTGCATTGAGTAAAAGTTTATAAATAAATAGTGGAGAATAATTTGAAAATAAAAATAATAAACTTACTAAATGGTGATACATATATCCATATTGTATTCGATTTTCAAGCATGTATAGCATGTCCCATATAAAATATGAACCCGAACACAATGTAATTATTTCGTGCTTGAAATTGAAACCAATGAGTGCAGATGTTAATAACGAGTGAGAAAAACTAACAGCGTTGCGGGAAATATTGTTGTCCTCATATGGAAAATACTTGAAAATTAAACTCCACATTATTTTTATTTATTACTACAACTTATTTTTTTTTTAATTCCATTGGTGGTACCAAAAGTTTTTTTTTATTTTTTTATTTTTTACAGGTTTTATGCAAATCTTGTCATCAAAGAAAAAATTAGGTTTTAGTTTAAATATTTAAAATTAAATGTTTTTTATTATTTGCCGTAGCAAGAACCCATGCGTAGAAATACGCCTTTAATTCTACAGGATTTTCAGTGATTTGTGTTTCTTTTCGTTTTTTAACGTCTCTTAGATCATAAAGTATATTTGGTTTCCAAATTTTTAAATCTCCATATTTTTTTCTAAATTTTTTAATTACAAAATATGGAATTTCTGCCTGACTATTGGCAATTTCATCGTATTCTTTAATAATTTCTCGTAGTGAAGATTCTTCCAACTGTAACATTGATTCTGTGCGTAGTTTTCGATTGTAATTTTCAAATAATTTTGATGCTTGGATATGTTGCTGAGATTTTTCATAAAATTTAGCTTTTCGATGAAGTTGAGCAATTCCAGAAATTGCCAAAGATGAAGAACTCAAAATAAAAGTTTCTGTATTTTTTGCTTTGTTATTTAAACTAAAATAATTGTTACACACAAATGTTGTAAGAGCATTGAATATACCAATCGAGATAATTAAATAGGAAAATATAACATCCAGTTGACTATAATAGTACCATGAATTACGATGAAGCCATCTGAAACACAAAGATTTTTCAATCCATTCTTCGAGTTTGTCTTCGCTTTCCATTTTTTGTTTATAAATAATAAAAAATATTTTAAAAAAAATATTTAATAATAATAAAATGAAAAAGTTTTTAAACAATTTATATAACGAAAAAAACTACGATACACTCATGGTGAAACTATTGGATTTTACAAATATTAAAAAAGTAAAAGAAGCTTACCCAACTTTAAACGTTCGAGTTTTATTAACTTGTTTTACACTAAATCTCTTGGATGAAGGCTGTGAAGGACTTCGACACTCATCCAAAAGACTTGCAGATTTTTTAGTTTTTGATCAACAAGACAATGTAAATAATGAATATCCTATTTTTTTTGGATATTTTAAAGAATGGAGATCAGAGGACCTGACCGGGCTCCAAACTGAAATCACAAACGCAAAAAAAAGTCTGTCAGAAATGTTAGTTGAAGAAGAGAGAGATGACGCAGAAACACAATGGAATGAGGGCGTAAAAATTAATATGGAAATCATGGATAATACTATAACTTTACTTGATAAATATAGTAAATCCCCTCCGTCTTTTTAGAAAAAAAAATATATATATAAGTATTAACACCATGAATATTGTTCCAGGATTTTCATCGATCGAAAAATTTATAAAAAGATATACAATTGTCTTCAGCTTAATTGTCATATATCAAGGACTATTCGGTGGAATGTCATTGAAAGACCAACCATCAAGACTCAAGAAAATATCAAAAAATGTAGCTTTTAAAATTTTCACAATGTCATGCATAGCCTTCACGGCTACTCAGGACATAGAAATCTCCCTTATATCAGTCGTATTATTTATCACACTTTTATATCTCGTTAGAACACCAGCCGAGAGAAAAAAGTCTAAAAATCCTTTAGACTTTTAGACTTTTTGAAATTAAAAAAAATGTTTTTGTTATTTTAAAAAACACACAAAATGGTTCAATTATTAACAGACGAAGACTTTGTCGAAGGTCTTCTTGGTGGTCTTGGTGGGATGTTGGCTATACAAGTAAAACAACTTATGGCAGACACCAACGTTTATTTGTTGGCTGTTCTAGGTTTCATGTCAGTCTTATTTACTCGCATGATTGGACTGAATTTGTATAGAGAACACAAAAAATTAAAGGGACGCGGGGTGTCAAGTCTCGATGTAAACGTTACACCTGGTGTAGCAGGGATTGCTCTTTTGGTTCCTCTTTTGTATTTTCTAAGACCACCAGCACTATTGAAAAATCTTAATTCAACAGGAACTATGGTATGGGTTGGTGTATTGCTAAGTCTTGGTTTATCTATATTTTTTCAACGTTAATCAATCTACGGATTGACGCACTTTTTTTCTAATATTTCTTCTTAATTTATCAAATGTAATCCCGTATTCATATCCAGTTTCTTCGTAAGTGTCTGCCATTTCTAATTTTTTACTCCAGAAACAAATCTCACTTGCTTCTGTGTCTATGTAAACCATGTCCGATGGTTTAAAAACATCCATTGTTCTTTCAAGGAGCAATTTAATCATCCTATATGAGTATCCTTTGCCACGGAAACTACTTGTTTCACAAATATGGATACTCATATTAGGATATTTATCACTATTACAAATTTGGAAATATCCTTGATCATTTGGTAGTGTTACTTCATATTTATTTCCTTTCACAGAAAACTTCATGGTTTATTAATTAACAATCTTTAAAAATTTTATTTAGAATTTTTGCTCGAAAATTTCTATACTTCATTGGCTGCTCTTTCCAAAATTTATTCTTGTCTTCATTATAAAGTTCCCATTGACAAACGTTCGTTTCATCCTTGTCATATTTTTTAGGAGGTTCTGTTGTCAAGTCAAAATTAATCAATTTGAAATAATCGTTAAGGTGGCGCGCTATATCCTGATTTATATCAATCTCTTCTTCTCCGTTTTCAATCCAGAGATGCCAACAGTGACCTTCATTATTCATTGATATAAATCCCTGTTTTAGTCTACAATTTACAAATTGTTTAGTAATCAAAAGTTCATAAAGCAAAATGGGTGGAAAAATACCCGTGTTATCCAACTTATTAACTCTCAAGTGCAAAATTAATTTATTCTTAAGTTCTTCAGGATTCATTTTTTTTATTAAAATAAAATAAACTTTTTCTTTTATTTTACTTTTTTTACCCAAAATAATAATAGTTAACATATTATAAATGGCAAATGGTAATGCAAATGCAAATGCAAATGGTAATGCAAATGCAAGTGGTGGTGGAAGCTCAACATACTACATTATAGGAGTTCTAGTTGTACTCAGCATAATTGTAGCTGCATATTTTCTACTACGGAAGGGCAATGACCCAGACGATGGAGACGCATGTACTCCTACAGACGATGAAACAGTAGACAACGCTGATACTTACGTAGTCAAAGATGACACGTGTGTTCCAGACACATGTATCGACGGCTATCAGTTATCAGCCGGAACATGTGAACTTGAACTTGATGAAACTACATGTACTCCTACAGACGATGAAAAAGTAGACAACGCTGATATTTACGTAGTCAAAGATGACACGTGTGTTCCAGACACATGTATCGACGGCTATGCGATTGCGGGCTCGGCGTGTGTAGAGTGTGACCTTGAAGACAATTATATAGCAGACGATGGGACATGTGTACGTAGGGGGCAGATGACCCCTGAGGAGTTGGCAGCAATCGACGCCTACCAGGCTAGGCTCGCCGCCGATCCCTACTGTGGCCCAAACCCGTGCGAACCACTCGGTCTCACGTCGACATGTGAACAGAGCGATGATGATAAAGTAAATCAGGTGACGGGCACGTGGCGGTGCGATCCCTTTTTATCTTTTGACTGCGTGAACGGTGGTACAGACGGAATGAAGAGCGATAAACTGTTCTCTATTGATGGGAATCAACCGTATCCCTGCTACACGAAGGATGATACCGGATGCGAGCCCGATTATACATTCATTAAGCTCACCGACAAGAATTATGGGATATGCCGCAAAGGGTGGCCGAGCGAAGCTCAGGTGTGTCCAACCAGTCCGAGTTCTATCAGTCGATATATCATGCCAGGTGACACCGCTTGCAAAGCAACTGACGTGTCTGGATGTGCCAGCGACCAGGTGTTTGAGAACAATGAGTGTCTAGACACCAAAACGCAGTGTCCAGACGATAACGAGATGGGGTACGATACAAAGTACAAATTCCTAAAACTAAATTCTAATGAGTACACGACGTGCAAGGCCGCCCCGGACTCGTGCAGTTCGGGATACCACTTCCAACACGACAATAACAGTACTGAGTGGGGCAAATGCAATCAAACAAACGTTCCTTGCACCGCTACTAAGGTCGGCTACAAGAATTCGTACCATTTAATGACCTCAATAGTACCGAACGAATGTCACGCGCTGAGCGCGGATGATTGTGCGGACGGGTATGAGTATACAACGTACGCACCAGACTTCCAAAACCCCTCAGACGTCATCGGGCAGTGCAATATCGTACCCACCACTAAACCTACAGGATATAAGACCATTACCATTATGAATCCTACTGGCGGGGGCACAATGGGGCTGCAGTATAAGGATGACAATACGCGCAAGGTGAATAATAAACTTGTGAAAAAAGGCAAAAAGATAGTGTTGAGCACCAACTTCGCACCGGCTAATTCGTATACCGACTTTGAAATGACGCAGGCCGAAAAAGATGCGTGCACCCCGAGTCTGGCCGCACTGGCCGGGGAGCACACTGTGACGACCAACCCAGACGCGGATGGACTTTTTAAAGTTGATAACTATACATACCCCGCTAGCAACAGTCTCTGTTTTTTTGACGCGTACATTGAACCGGACCCACCCGCCCCACCGCCACCGACACCGCCACCATCGACGTGGCCCGCCGTAATCGTGGAATTTAAAAACAGTGACATTTACGTAAGAATACCGGATAATTACGCAGTTGCGTATGGTGACAAAACTAAAATCCTCGATCTTCTCAAGTCTGGTAATCGTATTTACCTTACGGGTGAGGTGGCTACGAACCGTGCCGACGGTGATAGCGCAGAATCGATGCCTACCTACATCGATTATAGTGACTCAGTTGTTGGTCAAATGGTCGGGCCTTACCCTGACACCAACGACGCGTGCAAGGGACGTTTTGAACAGCTCAAGGGATACTACACAATTTTAAATGTCCAAAATTATGACAATATTAAGATTAAAATCACCGTGACCGAATTCGCTTCGGGTTACCCGAGTGACACGCGGACAGGGGAAATTATAAACTTCAGTCAGCTCGACTGCTACGCCGTCGGTAAGCTCGGCGGTCCTGCGAATTAACAAATGTAATAATGAAAATGAAACGTGGAATTGTTCTTCGACAGGAAGTACAAGTCAATATTCAAAAAAATGTTAAAGATGTCATATATTTGATTAAAATAATTGCGCACTGTTTCAAAGAATCGATTTAACAGGAATATATTTTTTTCCTATCTTTGTAAAGACAATAAATACCTAAACATGTTAAAAAAATGAAAAGTGTAAGTTAATTATATATATAATTTGAATTAGATTCTCTCCATTGCTTTTGTATTATTAATATAGCATGTAACTTATTCATAATAAATTAAATTAAGTAATAATTTTTAATTAAGTTGAACAAAATCCACTCATTATATCTGGACAAAAAAAAATACAAACTGAATACGGAGTTCGAGAAGTTAATTAAAATTTACAGTACTTGAAGTCGTCTTCTCAACGCAGCAACACTCGGAGTTCCAGTTCTTCCTCTCAGTTTTTTATTAAGCTCAACTTGACGTGTTCCATTATTATATTTTTTACGGCGTGTAGCTAACTGAAGAGCACTATTGTACCGTTTTAAATCCGCAGCAAGAATATCTTTTCTAATACGTTTGTTCTGGATGTCCATTCCATACCGAATTACAGCTACATTATTATTTTCTAGTTTGTTAATTTCTGTTCTAAGTAGATTTAGTGCCCTTATTTCATCATTAATTTCTCTTTTAAATTGTGCGTTCGTCAAATATCCTTGCCGATTGGCGGCCAATAGTTCTTTATTTAGTAATACACGCATTTTGACAAATTCATTGTAAATGGTTTTCATATTTTGTTGACGTTGTGCTGAAGACATTTTTTGTTTTGTTGTTTATAAGTAATTTATTTTTTTTTTGTAACAGTAATACCCGTTTGACGTGACTGTGTCTTTTTCTTGTATACCTGTTGAGTGCCGTCGTGTTTCGGGTTGTAGAACCGTTTGTGGTGCGCCCACAGTGCCGGCGACCCAATCTTGAAGTTCTTGCGGATTTTGGCTTTGTACCAAAAGACACAGTCTTGAATTTTGTTACTCTTTGATGTGTTGTCCAGAACCAGACACTCGTAGTTTTCGGTGCAAGCGTCCATCACTTGTGAAAACATTGCCAAATTTGGGAATACACCGAAAAATGACTTTCGTTAGTGTTACCGACCTGTTTTCATGTTTTTTGGCATTTCACCTGTAACTGGATTAAATATATTTTCTCCGCGCGTGAGTGCTTCGCGCGCATCTTGTGTTTCTTTGTAGGTCAACTCCAAATGTTCATAGTACATTTTTAAAAAATCACCAACTGGTTTATTTCCGTCTTCTAACCATTTACTTGTTTTTGTGTCATGAATAGGAGCCTGGAATTTTTCTATCCAGTGAATGAGCTTTGCTTGGATATCCCAACCAATCTGCCCTTCCAAATCAGCCCTTATTTTATCATGAATATCACGACGCCCGGGGACGAATTGACACAACTTTTCAATAATTTCATTGAGTAGTTTGCGCAAATAATCATAAGACTCAGGACCATCTTCATTTAAAATATCAAAAAATGCATTTTTAAATTGCTCTTCAATTTGCTTTTCCATCATATAATTAAAATAATAAATTTTTATTATTTTAATTATAGAAACGCAAAAGTGGAAATCATCCTTGAACTCAACAGGAAGTTAAAAAATAAGTTGTTATTATTAATTAATATAATGGAAACCAAACAAACAAAAGGTTTAAATCGTAATATAATTGATAAATATTATACTAGTGACGCAGCTGTTAAATTGTGTTTAAAATATGTAAAAGAAAACTTAAAAATAAACAAGGACACCGATTTAATAATAGAACCGAGTGCTGGTAATGGTTCTTTTATAGCAGGTATTAAATCGTTATCTAATAATTTTATATTTTACGATTTAGAACCTGAAAATGAAGAAATTATTAAACAAGACTATTTATCTCTTCTCTCCCCCCCACAAGATCCAAATATTCACATTATAGGAAATCCTCCATTTGGTCGGCAATCTTCACTCGCGATTAAATTTATTAAAAAATCGTGTGAGTTTTGTAATAGTATTTCGTTCATATTACCTAAAAGTTTTAAAAAAGACAGCTTGAAAAAATCTTTTAAAAATAATTTTCATCTTATATTTGAAATTGACCTGCCTAACACGTCGTTTTTAGTAGATAATACGCCTCACGATGTCCCGTGTGTATTTCAAATATGGGAAAAAAAATCATACAACAGGGAAATCCCCAAACAATTAAAACCAAATAATTTTATATTTGTAGAAAATACAGACAATCCAGATATTTCATTTCGACGCGTGGGGGTAAATGCAGGGACAATAGACACAATTATTGACGGAAAAAGTATTCAGTCTCATTATTTCATTAAATTTACAAATAATAAATCTATAAATAGTAATCTGAAAAAATTATCTACAATAACATACGATTTTAATAATACAGTGGGACCTAAATCTATTTCAAAGCAAGAGTTAATCGGTAAGTTTAACCCGTCTCTATTTTAAAATACGAAGTAATTATATTTTTTAAATTATTTAAATAGCATAATGTATCATTTTTGAATCCAATTTCAAATAATTTATACGTTTTGGTTTTAGTTTTAAATTGTTTTTCATTACATACAACACATAATAATTTACAACATTCTGTGTTGTCTTTATTATTATCTATATATTTGAACCCTCTGTTAGATTGTGCTCCACCACGCCATAAATCAACCTGATTCATACCGATGATTTTTTTACCCGTTGTTTTTTCAGAAATGTACCAATCAGGTATTTCATTTGTATCATGCTCGTCACATTTTTTTTCAAACTTAATTTCAAATCTAGATGCATCAAGTTCTAAACCCTCTATAAATTTTTTAATTATATCATTAAATTTGTTGCCTCGTATAGCTCCTTTTGCCCCGGGAGGTATTAATTGTAATATATGAGCATCAATCAGATCTTGTTTAACATGAGCATTAATCAATTTTTGTTGTGTTTCTTCATTTAGATTCTTCGAAAAAGTATTATCGATTATATTTTCAAATTCATTGATTTTTTTTTTAAAAGAGGAACATTTTTTATACTCAGTCATTAACTTTTCGTCTTTTAATTCATCTATGGTGGTATAACATACTTCACTCTTAATTCGTTTATTAATTTCCTCCATACTCAATATATTACAATTTTCCTCTCTAAATCTCATCATCAAGTTATTAAAAATGATGATGAGATGTTTTTTCGCTTCTTTATGATGATTTTTATTCTGGACGAAGCGGCGTAAAAATATTTTCTCCATGGGTGCTGGTCTCTTCTTCTTATTTTTTTTCCCCTTTCATACGGCATTTAATACATCTTTTTTTTTTAACTACAAGATAGAAAGTATTTTTTCCCAATTATAATTTTCTTCAATATGAATTTTTAACTTATCCGACTCTGTATAAAATTTATACACATTAAACAAAGCGTTTGCAAAATCATCTGGATTAAAAATATAAATTTCTCCACCGTGACTTTCATGGTTTGATACCATGGGTTTAGCTACGGGTTCAATAATAATACCGTGGTTGCCCAATGTTTCTTTCAAAGCAGGAACTCCAGAAACAATCTGAGGCTTACCTAAAATTCCATGTTCCAAATTTGTCAAACCAAACCCTTCTCCACAACACGTATTTAACCCAACATCCGAAGCATTATAAATTAAATTAATTTTTTCTTCGGGTGAAAAAAGAGCCGTCGGGTTATGAAAAAAATGATTATTTAAAATTTTTTCCGGATTTAATTTATTTTTAAGACACTCGATTTCAATTAATTTTTGAATGTCATACCCGTCATCTGTTTTAAGGATACAACTACAATACAATTTCACTTTTGGATTAAATTCAGTTTTTATCAAAAAATTTATAAATGCCGAAATTGTTGTACACCACTGTTTTCTATATGAGTTTCGATTGAGATTTAAAACAATGAAATCATCTTCATCGAATCCCAACTCAGTTTTTGCAGTTTTTGTATCTTTTTTTTTAAAATCTTCGGTATCAATTCCATGTAGAAGAACTTCAACTTTGGAGGGTTCCCAATAAAAATCTTCAACTAAATGTTTTTTCCAACAATCTAAAAATACAAAACATTTGTCAACTTTTGTTTGAAGATAATGCAGTCTTTCTGGGTCTTCCCATCGGTACACAAGATCCAAATAAGTAATAATTTGATAGGTTTTATGTTTAGCATTTTCAAGTATTTTCAAAATTGATTCGCACACGGACAAATCATTGTACAGAAACAAAATATCAGGTTTTACTTCATCAAAAGCCGGTAAGATTACCTTGTCACCAAATCCTTTTGGAGAAACTGGATCTTCTTTAAATGCATCTATAAACTGAATAGATGGGTCTATATATCTATCTTTTATATCTTGAAGAGGATAATTTTGAAATGCAAAGTATGTGACTTCATAGGTATTTGCTAAATAATTTGAAAGTTTATTAGCTACTCGTGCATAACCGGTACCCTGGTTAGGGTGTGTGCACATAAAAAATAATTTTGTCATGTTTAAATTTAATTTAAATGAGTATTTATTTGTTTAAGTGCACATTTCTGCGCATTTTATGTGGTCTTATAATAAAAAGAAACTATTTCATTTCCAGCAAGTCTGTTATTTCTTAAGAAATTAGTGTTAATCTAAAATTTTTACCAATAAAACCATGATGAATTAAAGCTTCATATTGCCTCTCCGCTAGTGTATCGCCCGTGTTCTAATAATATTGGTTCTCCAGATCTCCCATAAAAATCATTTTGATGAATAATTAACCCTGTTTTTATTAGTATTTATTTTAATTCGCGTACATCAAGCCGCCCATACCGTTCTGGATACGAAGAATGTTGTAGTTTACACCGTAAACATCGGTGTAGATAGATGTTGTAACACCAATACCACTAGCGTCATTAGTAATGAGACGAGCAGAATCCAGACGACTGAAATTCAGTGTACCCGTTGGCTGCAGCTTATTTGTTTCAAGGCAAAATGGATACAAAAAGCCATTACCTGGAGAACAATTACTAGTAGCTGGTAATGAATATGGACAATGGAAATAGAACGGAGTTGAGTTAAAGTGTGGAGCGTACACACGGTCTTCACCAACATCAACACCATTGACTTGAAGTTTCAATTTACTTGACATAGATCTGCCCGCAGTAATAAGATTAGATGATGCAGCTAAGAATTTAACCGGGTGGTTAAAGTTGAGTTCTTGAATTTTGGAACCTGATGTAATTGATTTTTGAACTTGTGTGATAAGCATATCCTGTGGTGCGTTGGAAAGTTCTTCACGCTCGGCAGTGTCCAAGTAGATAAAGCTTGAGTGCACACTGTAACGTCTGAAAGACGGGAGGGCCGCCGCCCAGCGAATGCGGATTTCTACATCGTGGTATTGGAGAGCAACCAGTGGGATAGCTGACTGCCAGTTTTCACAGAATGAAAAGTGAAGAGGGTATGTCAAACTAGCCATACCGGGGTTCAAAGTTGTATCTACAGAGGCTTTACCGGCAGTGCTTGTGCCAAGATGTTGACCAATGTGGAGAGAGTAATTAGAATCTTGAGTATCGATAACCTGACCACCAATTAAAAATTCGATTTTATCAATATCATCGGCATCAATAGCTACAGAAGTAGCTGTTCCGGATGTAGTGACAGCTGTGAGGTAGACATAACCAAGAAGATCACCTTTACGTTCAAAGCGGACAGTAGACATGCCACTCGCCACTGGGTTGCCTTGGATTGTCCCACGGTCAACAACATGAGCAAAGTTCGTGTGGCGTTTATAGTTTGATCTGAAAAAAGACACTTGAGGATCACCGACAAGGTGAGCATCCTGAGCGCCAATAGCAACTAATTGTGTAATTCCACCAGACATATTATTGTTTTTATATATTATTGTAATAATTTTTTTTTAACATAGATTTTTGCGTAAAGTATGGCATCTCAATAAAAATGAATTGTCTTCCAACCCATTAAAGTTCACCACTTTACCATTTTTGTCAACCCAACGAACGGTGAGTCGACTGAGTTTTTCAATTGGGTGTGGGTAATCAATACAAAAATCAAAGTCACTGGTTTTCTTGAATCTTTTAACAGCTCCGCTACTTACATCCATTGGTATAAGTCCAAAAGACCGTCTCATATTCTCGCCTGAATAAAATCCTGTTCCTGTGCCATCGCTTAGTCCAAGTGCATCTTCATTCATCATGGTTCTTAGTTCTTCAATATCTAAGAAAATTCCTTCATTTGGATTTAGATTCGCAACGTGATCGGATTTAATATAATTTTGGTTTATGTATTGTGAGTTGTCTGTATAAAGTGGTACTGTAAGCGTACCACCATACACTGCTGGTGTTTGTGAATCTAAAACAGACTGTGTATTGGCATTACTGAAGCCCAACAAACTGGACAACTGTGCTGTATTTGAATATAATGAGAATGGATTAGTTGGTCTGGTAAATAGAAATTTACCTTCACTGACTAAATATGAAATAGATAAATCTGTCAGATTACTTACTGCGTTCTGCATTTCATTTGCAAGATTTGGACCGCTATAGAAGCCCTGGGGGATTGAAAAATAATGTAAGGTGCCGAGATCACTGGGAGTACTGGTAGTAGTATTACTCAATGCAATTAAACTTGTGCCTTCGGTCACATTGTAAAGAGTATTTGGAACTGATGCAAATAAAAGTTCTACTTTGATAACATCTTTCACCGGTGTGGTAAGATGAAGTGTGTATGAATTTCCATACGGGTTCCGTGTCACATTTCTACTTTCTGATGAACAGAATATGTTTCTGACTTCCGATTCACAAGACATTTGTTATATTTGTTATTATCTATTAACTTTTTTTTTACTTTTCGTTGCAGGCGATGTGGGACACAAGTTTTCCTTTAAACATGTAAATCTAAAACTTACAAAAACATTTGAATCAACATATGAATTACTCCCAGTTTCATTTAATAATTCAATTGTCAGACGATCAATTTTATTTATAGGAGTTATAAATTGTGTTTGAGTTGAATAATCATTTTGATTATAAATAGTTCTTCCTGAACTAGCTTTGTTAAATTTAGCAAGAGACCCTCTAATTCTATCTTTTGTAACAGGGACTGAAGTAATTGCATTGGATGTGGCCTGGCCGCCAGTTTCGTTAAACTGTGAACCCAGTTCATTTACTCGTAAATAACAAACGTTTGATTCACCTGCCAGTGGTATGTTAGCTGTTTGGACAGACACTTGTACAATATTTTCAAGCGGTCTAAACAAAAAAGGTATGAACGAAGATTGATTTAAAGTAGTATAATCTGTCCATGTATCACCTGATAAAGAATCTGTATGAACCGTAAAAAATTCATAAGAACAGTTTGGTGCCGTCGAATTAATATTCATTGTTATAATAATTACTATTCATTTTTTTCTTTTAATTTAAAAAACATGTTTTTGTTTTTGTTTTTTAAATTAAAGTTATTAAAGTTTTTATATTTTAGTTCAGGGGATTATGCCGGCGAAATTAGAGACCCACCAATCCCACCCGTGATTTGATAATTAGTGGAAGCTTCGACTTGTTTCTGAGCACCACAAATGCCACCTGGATTTAAACCGGTCGTGTAATAGCTTGACTGAGCAGTTGGGCCTGGTACACATTCCAGTTTGTAAGGCAGATCAAAGAGAGAACCTGTAGAACCACCCTTAGTCTGGATTGAAGTTGGGCTCAGTTTATAGCTTTCTCTCCTGAGCACCATGAAGATTATAACTACTATTACCACGGCTGAGCACATACACATTTTATTCTGGCGATTATTCATTTTTTATAATTACAGAATATTTTATTTTTTATTTTTTGGAATTTCCAATAAACACTCAGCAGAAAAAAAAATGCGTTAAAGGTAATTTAATACTTTCATAATAAAGAATAATATATAGGAAATGTCCGACATACTTCTTGATAGAAGTAACCAGTCACATGTTATGAATTTAGATGCTGATGAACAAGCATTACTTGATGAAATTTCAGTAGATCAAGAGAGAGTTATTGAAGTTCCGTCAATGCCAAGACGCCCAACTGTTCAGTCAAGACATCATAAACAACGTCCTCCGCAATTTTCACACTCACAGATTCCAGAAGAACCCGAAATAGATGCATTTATAAATCCCAACAAAAGAACAGCACAAACTCATAGACCACCACCCCCGGAAGTTGAAGATTATGGCGAAGAGGAAGAAGACATGATGTACCCTCAAGCAAACATGATGGGTGGTGGAGCTGAAGATGGTGGAGCTGAAGATGGCGGAGCTGAAGATGGCGGCGGAGGTGACAACCCGTCACACGGATATCATTCAGTCGACGACGAGAAGGCTGATTTGTTAAATAAACTTGCTCGTCTTGAGAAAAAAGGTTTCAATGTCAATAAACGTTTGAACGCTTATTCAAGTCTGTCTGAAATACGTACGGAATACAAGCGAATTACTTACAGTATAGAAGTGGATTCATCAATTAAATTTTCAAGACGCATGCTTGTTGCGTGTGTGTCCGGTCTTGAGTTTCTCAACAAACGTTATAACCCAGTCGATGTATATCTCGAGGGTTGGTCTGAAAGTGTTGTCGAAAACTTGGATGATTATGATACAGTATTTGAGGATCTTTATAATAAATACAAGACCAAGATGAATGTAGCACCCGAAGTCAAACTGATTATGATGTTGGGCGGTAGCGCAATGATGTTTCATTTAACCAACAGTATGTTTAAGTCAGCTATCCCAAATATGAATGATGTTCTTAAGAAGAATCCAGATTTGGTAAAAAATATGGTTGAAGCTGTTCAAAACAATGGTCAGCAACCAGACACGACCGCCGCCGCCGGCACCGGAAGACGTGAAATGAAAGGCCCGGGTATAGATTTATCTTCAATGATGGGTGGGATGGGGATGATGCCACCTCCACCTATGAATACGAGCAATAAAATAACAACTCATTTAGAATCAGTTGGGGAAGAAGACGAGGTCACCGACTCCGATGATGACATTTCTGACATTGTATCTATTTCGGGTGAGTCAACTGGTGGTGAATTGAGAGATGTATCCATTAAACCGGGTGGTGGGCGTAAGAGACGTTCAAGAGCTAAAAAGAAAGAAATTAGTTTGTAAATTTTTTTTTCCTTTAGTTTAATTATATAAGAAGATGATAAGTTATTGTCCATTAGACGAAGATTTTGGACTACCCGAACCACAACCAAAACCTGGTCAACCATTTAGACCACAGAAAGAAAGATTTCAAACTCAAAAAACAAATGGTATTTTAGACGGCGAAGATACAGAATGTAATTATTTAGTTTTATTTTTTATTTTAGGCGTTATGATTTTAGCTGCCAGTGATGCAGTTAGGAAAAATTAAGAAGGGTCTTGTCCAACAACACAAAGTTGTCCAGTTTGAACATTACAATATACAACACCGTAATTATATGATCCAACTGTAATAATATTTGATGTCGCACCCGCTGCACCATGGGGTGGCGAAAAACAATGAATTGGTTTAATGTATGTATTTGATACATTTGTCGAATTTAACGCAGATCCGGTTGCATTTAGAATAATTGAATTCTCGTGTTGAGATGCTTGACCTGCTTTGTATCCAATTGCTAAACTATCACGACCTTGGTTACTTTCACCAGATTGAAACCCGATTGAAACACAATTCGCTTGTTGACCTTCCTTTCCGGCTTGATATCCAATAGCAACGGCTGCAGAATTTTGATAAGTTTTTCCAGCTTGATTTCCAATTGCTAAACTTTGAGTATTTTGTAGTTGAAAACCAGCTTTGTATCCAATTGCTAAACTATCACGACCTTGGTTACTTTCACCAGATTGAAACCCGATTGAAACACAATTCGCTTGTTGACCTTCCTTTCCGGCTTGATATCCAATAGCAACGGCTGCAGAATTTTGATAAGTTTTTCCAGCTTGATTTCCAATTGCTAAACTTTGAGTATTTTGTAGTTGAAAACCAGCTTCGTAACCAATGGCTAAACTATCCTGATATTGTGTTGCGTTTCCGGCATACGCACCGATTGCTAATGAATAAGCATTTTGACTTATTCTACCTGCTTTGTATCCAATAGCAATCGAACTTTCACCTTGGTATGATTCCGCTGCCATATATCCAATAGCTAAAGCGTTTTCACCATTATTACCTTGATATGAGCCTCCGGCTTTATGACCAATTGCAATGCATTGTTTTTGTTGGTTACACCTTCCTGCAGCACGTCCTATCGATATAGCATCTTGACTTGAAGTAACACCATCACGATATTGACCAGCTGCATGTCCAATAGCAACTTCATAATTACCTCTATTGTTCATTCCTGCCTGTTGACCAATAGAAACCGTATACATTGCAGATTTATCAGTTTCGTAGCCTGCTTGCCAGCCAATAGCTACAGAACCTATAGATTCAAAATAATCTCCTTTTGAACCTGCATCTCTTCCAATCCATACTACACCTTTATTGTCAGCAGTAGTCGGTAGTTCAGATGTAGTTCCTAATCTAATATTATTACCAGTTTGTGATATATTAATTGGTCCATTGAAATTCAATCTTACATTTTCACCGATATTCACATTTGCATTTGTTTTTGATGTATCCACACTTAAATATGACTGAGCTGCATTACCAACATCAAACGTTAAACCAGACTCAATTCCCCTGTTTATACACACACGAACATTTGAATCGACGGCTCCACCGAAAGCAATTGTATTTCCGTCTGCAACTTCTTTTGAACTAAAAATAGTCATCATGTCTACCTGTTCGTCGGAACCATCATCTGTGTTAGCTGCGTCCGCCGCTCGTCTTGTTTTAAATACTAATTTTCCTCCTCCACCGGATGCGTTTAATACTTCTTTTTGAGATGAAGATATTTGTGCTAAAAGATGTTTGTTTGAAGAACTGGCTGAATCCCCTGTTGCTAACATCAATAGCTGTGTTTTGTCAGAACCGGTTACATTATCTGAATCTGCTGACCGTAGGTAAATATTTGATTGGGTTCCTGAAATAATAGAAAGTGCGGTTTCGCCGGTATCTGATGTTAAATCAAGAATGCCTGAACTATAATTAATTTTTGGATTTATTTTGTTGAAATCTAAATTTTCTGTGATTGTAATATTTGAGGTGTTTGCCCACATAACACTCCCGACCTGTAAATTAGAATCTATCAAAATAGATCCTGTTTGAGTGTTTGCTGTGTAAATTATATTACATGAAATACCTGGGTTAAAAGCGTTGGACGAGAGTTTATTTCCATTGAAATACAAATTCGTTCCGTCTGATTCGAGTCTCTTAAGACCATTGTTATCGTCGGGATTAGATGTATTAGTGAATGTGATACCTTTTATATAATTCTGATCGCACATTTTGTATTATTATAATTAATTAGCAAATAAAATTCCAGCAATTCCGCTCTGAATTTTCAAAATATTGTAGTTTACTGCATATACATTGATATTGTCGGTGGTCCTACCCGAACCAACTGATACATCACGTAAGACTAATTTTGCATTATCAAGACGACTGAAATTACATGTTCCCGTTGGTTTATAACTGGATGCATCGATACAAAAATTATAGGTGAAATATCTGGTGTAAAATGGAGTTTCATCTGGTACGTCATATGTTATAACTCCGTATTGGCTTCTGTAGTACCCTTGAACAGTATGAAAAAAAGTAGGAGACATTTTTTCAAAAAGAGGTGTTCCATTCAAATGAATATCTGCTGATGAAAATGAAAATTTGTCATTCGTTGGAAATGTCTCTTTTGCTTCAAAACCAAAATAAATACTTTTTACTGGATGATTAAACATTGCTAAATCACAATTTAATTGATCTTCACGTGAAAATATATGTTTCTGGACCTGAGTTATTAAAATTTCCATGGGTTTTTTAATCATGTCCTCTCTTTCCGTTGTGTCCAAGTAAACATAATTAGCATACGCTTTTACATTTGACGTGGAAGAAACGGATCCGCCCCACGTGATTCTGATTTCAATTTCGCTGTACTGTAAAGCCAATACTGGCAGAAACATTGAATTGTCACAGAAAAAGAAATGCAAAGGAAAAAATTGATTATTTGATTGTGAAACTTTGTTATTTATTGTTCTGGATTTTGTATACGTTTCGGCCATGTAAATTTGCCAAATATCAGCCATGAAATCATAAGTCTGTGAATCAACTTTTTGACCACCGATATATAAATCAAAAACTGTCCCTAATAAATTTTCAACAAGATTTTCACCTTCTAACCATACATTATTTACCAAATCGCCTAAACTTGTAATTCGAATTGTTGAGTAACCCGAATTAGTAACTGTATTACCAATTAATTCAAGTTGTTTTGGTGTTTGTGCAAAATTGGTATGGCGCGTGTACTTTATTTTAAAAAAGGACGCGCCTGTATCGTTGATGATGTAAATATCTTGTGCACCTTTAGAAACTAACTCAATGAGTGCGCCCGACATTTTGTTTTTTACTTTTAAATAAAGTGTATTTTTTTTTAATATATAATATTAACTATGGAAGGATATCCAGTTAAACTCAGTTTTTTTATTAGAGGTCAAGGAACATTTAATACAATGGGTATGGCAAATAATGTTTTTTATGATTCGTTATCTGCACCAATGGTCATAACTACGTCATGTTTAGAAAATCTAATTATTCCCAGAACAGAAAGATGGTTCGGGATGATACTACAAGATACAGAGTGTCAGCTCGATATGGCAGTACAAAATATAACAAATTTAGGTGCATCTGTTGCTTTTTATTATGATAAAAACTGGTCACATGATATATTTTCCATGAAAAACAAAAATATAGCAATTGACGATGTTACATACGGTATAGTGGAAAAAAAAAGTATAATTCAAACAGAAATACAATCAAATCGTATATTTATACAGATGCAGTCGGGTGTGTTTTTATTCATTGTTAGTGTTAGTTGTATTTTTATGATTGGATTTGTATTGTATAGAATGGTAGTATGGACTTACAATAAAATTGAAACATATAAATATTTAAAAACGAAAGCATATTCTGGAGACGGAGATGAATCTTGTACAATTTGTATAGAAGAATTTAGTCCAGGTGAAATTGTTAGAACTTTACAATGTAACCATATTTTTCATAAAACATGCATAGATAAATGGTTTGAAAAAAAAGAAGTTTGTCCAAATTGTAATCAACCAGCTTTGACTGAACCTTTGTTACATTAAACACACACCTTTCAAAATACTTGGCGGCTTGGCTTCTTCCTTTTCAGAACAAATAATATTAAATCCTCCTTGTTTGTATACAGCCCTTCTTTTACGATACATGGCATCAAAAACTGACCACTTGTCCCATATATCGTAAATCACCGGCCAATTCTTTTTGCCAGGTGTTTCTCTCATAACTCTTCCAATTGATTGTTTTATATCTGATTTTGGTGTTGCTAAAATAACTGTGTCCAGTGTTGGAATATCGAGACCTTCGTGAGCTTGGCTAAACGTTCCAAAAATAATATCTTTTTTACTTGATTCTTCAAGGGCAGCTTCTTTCATTCCACCCATATATAATCCAGAATTTTCAGGAAAATGACTCTGCATTTCTTCACAATGAAGACGTCTGTCACTCAAAATTAATATTTTTCTATTTGTTGTTTTATTTATTTTATTTATTATCACAAGTATTTTTTTAGTTCGAATCTGGTCATTGACCAAATATGTAACCATAGTCGGCAAAGAAATCTTACCAGTTCGGTTACATGGAGGTGCTTCTCGGTATCCCGGACAGATATATGGAACTATATGAGCATTCACCTGCTCTTGACCTTTTCGCTCAATAGCAAAAAATGTAGGACCAAGAAACCAGTGAAGAACCTTTGTTAAACCATCTTTTCTTACAGGTGTTGCCGAAAGACCATAACAATGTTTAGGACATAATTTAAAAAGTCCTTGGGAAAATACTTTAGCGCAAATATGATGCGCCTCATCTACAAACAGTGTTCCAATCTTTTCAAAATGATCAAATGAATAATCTTTCATGGAAAGAGATTGTAACATAGCGATAACAAAATCACAATCAGTTTCGATTTTGTCTTGTTGAACAATACCAATTGTCGCACCCGGACAAAATTGTTCAATCCTTTCTCGCCATTGATTTGCTAAAAATTCTTTGTGAACAATAATCATGGTTCGGTACCCCAATCTACACGCAATTGCAAGAGCTACGGTTGTTTTCCCATACCCACATGGCAATGAAAGGACACCGCTACCTTGTGAAATTGCTTTCGAAAATGCTTCATTTTGGTGTGTTTCGTCTCGCAGTTTCCCGTTAAATTTTATTTCAGGATTTAATTTTGCAGGTGCGGTTCGACGATCTTCCAAAGGTTCACCGAATTTTTCAACTCCATAAAACCGTGGAACGCACACAGGTCCGCCTTTTTTCTTAGAGACTTTAAAAACTTTAAAAGGTGGCGGCGGGAATCCAAAATCCTTGTTTACTTCTGCACGAACCGTCAACTCTTTTTTCACTTCCGGTGTACATTTTTCAACTAAATACCCACTCCGGGAAAGAATCATTGTTGTTGTGTTACTAACAAATTTTATCTCTAATTAGAGATTAGACACATTTATTAAATATATCAGTATGAGTTTTCAAATACAGAAGGTCCACTTTTCTATCACTGAAGATCATGTCAAAGTCAATTACACACAAAATTTACCGGGTAATGTTGTAAATTCGCACGTAGATTATTTGTACACTGTTCCAATTGGGAATTGGACAACAATAGAATTTGGTGAACACGAGAATATGTCATATTGCGATTTTCTCAATACCATGGTTTATCGCAATCTTGATATATACCGAAAAATGTGCAAACTTAAATTGTCATCAATTTTGCAATTTTTGGAACCAAATATGATGAAAACACGAATTCGTCTCATGAACATGATCCGAATTCTAGACCCTACATTTGAACCTCCGATGATTAACCTCAAATGTGGGTGGCAAAAACAACTGTTGAATGATATGTGCAATTCAACTTCTTTTCATATTCTTTCTGTGTGCAGGAACACATACAGACTCGAACACTATTTTAATATTTTAAAAACAATTTAAAAAGTTTTTTAAACATTATTTTTATATGATTCAATTTTATATTGACGACGATGTGTTTACGCGTTTACTTACAAAATTTAAAAATAAATGCACTGATGAAATTATTTTTAAATGTTATAAAAATAAATTAGAATTAGGCTGTGGATATCAAAAAGAAATTGAAAAAGAAATTGAAAAAATATATAAAATTGCGCATGCAGATGAATATGTTCCTGAATGGTGGGTTGAATTACTCGACTGATCTTTTAAGTTTTATACCAATCATAAAACCCAAAAAGTTCAAAATAAGATCACTAAATTTGGCATAAAACCAATGATCCCCGATAGTGTCGGTACCAACATTACACTGAGAAACACCTCTCATTGAACTTAATATTTTCCAATTTGTATGGGAAGTAGCCCATTCAACGCTTTCCCATATTAGACCTAAAATCATTGTAAATACCAACTCTTTTGGAAACTTGTAACCAAGTAACATATAAAATAAGAAGTGAGATATACTCCAACCATCACAAAAAGAACAAATACTAGAACCTCTTGTTAAAGGATCTGTAAAATTTGAATTTTTACATCTATATTTAGAATATGAAATTATTCCAAAACCAACTAAACCTGTGGATATCAGGATTTTAGTTTTGTCGCCCATCTTTATTATATGTAAATATATAAATACTACTCGACTGATTCTAATTTCCACGATGGTCCACAAAAATCTCCAATCGCCCACACACCACAATATGTTATAACACCATTAAATTCGTCTCCTTTTTCATGTTCTTGAATTATCTTGTCTCCATTTGTTTTACACATTACTCTGTTTTTAAGAAATGGGACTTTAATTTTGAGAATATTCCCTCCCAATGAATCTTGTACATTTTTTTTATTCATATATTTTTTAAATATTTCATGAATATCATAAATTTTTGTAATTACTTCACGTGATAACGCAACGTGGATATATTTTTTATTATTTTTTGTGTAAAAAGGTTCGGAAATTACACCTGAGATAATAAGATTAATTGGTTCTTTCGATGTAAAAACACTTCCACGTTTTACAATTTCCATATTATTTACAATAGAAAAATATATTTTTTAATATCATTTGTATCAGGATCAAGTTTTGAGATTGGGTTTTTTTCACGGAAAATTTTTAAGTAATTATTGCGAAGACTACAAATTATGCGATTTAGTATTAGTTCATTATCATTGCAGAAATTTAAACCAAATGAAAAAAAAGATAATGACAAATATACGTGGATTAGGATATCCAGAAAATATAAAAGAATTACAGGAAATTATAGATAGTAATAAAAACACAGAAGGTTCACATCATATAGGTCACATGATAAAAATATTATCAAATGAATTTAAAATACCTTTTTGTAATTCAGATATGTGCAAAAATGACTCGTACGTAGAATTAACTAGTTTAATTAATTATTTTTTAAAACTGTCGGTAATAAAATAGAAATTTATACAGGTGAAGATGTTAGCGAAAACGGTTTGTTAAAAAAATCAAAACCGAACAAAAAACGGCCTTCTACACCCTTGACGTAAATGGAGAAAAAGATTCAGTTTAGAATTTTATTGTCTATGGATGGATTTGCATTTGATGATTGCTAAATCAACTAAAAAAAAAATAAAAACCCTGTTATAAATGGCAAATGGTAACGGTGGTAAAAGTGGTGGTGTAAGCTCAATATACTACATTATAGGAGGTCTAGTTGTAATCGGCATAATTGTAGCTGCATATTTTCTACTGCAGAACAATGACCCAGACGGTGGCGGTGGCGGTAACAATGGATGTAACCTTGAAGACAATTGGGTAGCAGACGACGGGACATGTGTACCTAATGGTCAAATGTACGCGCACGCGTCAGGATGTAACCTTGAACACAATTGGGTAGCAGACGACGGGACATGTGTACCTAATGGTCAAATGTACGCGCACGCGTCAGGATGTAACCTTGAACACAATTGGGTAGCAGACGACGGGACATGTGTACCTAATGGTCAAATGTACGCGCACGCGCACCGCGATTAGTATAAACTTCACTCAGCTCGACTGCTACGCCGTCGGTTGTTCGTTTTTGAACAGCCCCAAGTTTGTTAAAAAAATCAAAACCGAACAAAAAACGTGTACGGTTGGTAACCTTCACCATCCCATTACCTTACATATTTTCATTCTCTTCTGCGCGCGCTCCTTTACACCATCATTATTTTCTACAATTTCTCCTTGACCATTGAACAATTTTCCACAGAATCAAATCATCTAATAAAAATATTTTAAGTTGCTTCAAGCTTATACGGATGTTGATCAATTCTATAAATTTTACTATTAAAAGTGACTCCATCTTTACTATAAACAGATACACTCTGGTTATCGTAAAGTTCTTCACAGCCTATATCTTCTGTACAGTCTCGGTTATTAACCGTGACGGGTAATGAATAAATCTGTTGACCCGGTGTACTTGTGTAGTAATTCCAACGATTGTTGTAAATTTCACTCGCTTTTCCATAGAGTGGCAAAGTTTCATTTGTACTCGTCAAAAGTCCAACTTGTTGAAATCGTCTGGGCTTGTAATTTCTATAAGGAGGTTGTCTAAATTCTGGCTGTCTTGTTCTGACTGGTCTTGGTGGAACCTGAACCTGATTGATAAGAATTGGTTCCTGTGGTTGTTTTTGTTGTAAAAGTAAATAAATTAATGTTAATGTAGGAATTAAAAACATTAAACAAAAAATATAGTCAGTTGTTTTCATTTTATTATATTAAACTGAGAATTTAATCCAAGAAAAAAAAATATTAACAATTAATATAAAAATATGAATAACGGACTTATAATTGGTGGGGTCATATTATTAATAGTAATCGTAGTTGGAATTTATTTTGTAATGCGAGATAACAGAAAGGATGGAGACGAATGTGATCCTACAGATGATGAAAAAGTAGAAAACGCTGATGATGATGAATACGTAATCGAAGTTGACGAAGAAGATGACACTAAAACATGTGTCCCAAACGCATGTATCGATGGCTTTCATTTATCAAACGGGCAATGTTTGGAAGGAAAAGAGCTTGATGAGGTAGATGAGCCCACGAGCAATCCAAGCCCAGTAGATAATCCAAGCCCAGTAGATGGTTTAACGTTGGTAACAGATGATTTTACCAATTCAGCTAATCTATGGCCTCCTGATTCGCATAATATGTTTAAGTTAAACCCAGGCGAATATATCGAATCCACCATATCCGATGGTCCAGAGGATGGCAATATTGTAGGAATGTATTTAACTGAAGACCTTTTTCAGGTATATAGAAGAAACGAGGATTCGAGTTTATTCCAAGCTATATGGACACAGGGGAATGCGTTCAAAGATGATAATTTAGGAGTTTGGTCTTTGAAAGTTTACAGAGATACAGGTAACATGAGATTAGATGGTGGACCAACACCAGAGGGTAGTGCAGCTGGTCCAAATAATGGTACTCAGTGGACATTAGAAGATCAGACAGGGGTTAAACCATTTAGAATGTCCACGAGTGGTGTTTGTCCGTATGTTTTTTTACGTGATTCATCCACGGACGGTGATAGTAAAAAACAGTTTATACACCGTAGATTTAGGGAGGGCCCGGATTCAGTTTGTGGAACTAACTAAATAGTTGGTATAAATTCCCATTGAAGTTCATTGCATATTTGTTTCCAAATAACATCTTGTTGATACAGTTTATCTTTAGCTTTTAACAGAGGAAAACATATTAAATATTCATCCTCACTTAAAAGTTCACAAAACTTATAAAGTACATATGAATAACTTAAAAAGTTTTTCCTTTCTTCCGGGCAATGTTTATCAAATGGGGCTTGAATATCATTAAACATTTTTCTTAATTTATCTTCCAATTCTTGTGTCATTCTATGTGGTTTAATTCCGTTAAGAAGATTTGTAATGTAAGGTACGTGTTCATAGTATTTATTATGTTTTAATTTTTTCAATATACTTTTTACTTTTGCGTGTGTGATTTCGTTTAATTTCTTAATTTTAGTCTTTTTAAATTCTACTCTTAGTTGATCTATTATTTCATCAGGTATATTGGTTGTTTCTCTTGCTTGAAATTGATTCAACCATTCGTTAAAATGATTTTCTCTTTTATAAAAATAATTAAATACTTTGTCATGCTCTTGTTCTTCTTTATATGACATAAGTCCTTCGATTTGTACTGGTTCCGCTACGCCGCAATCCCTGCATATTCGATCAGATTCTTTCTCGTCTATAAATGTGTTTAGAGACTTACACCGTCTACATGTTACTTCACTTGTCATTGGTTTTTTACCTGAATTTCCTAAATGAACACTTTTATCATTTTCGACATAATACATATACTCATTTAAAATTTTTTTTTTTTGAATTCCAACTTTTTTTGTTCCAAATGTAAAAATATTTTCAATTGTATTTTTTTTACATTCATCGGTATTATTAAATGCATACTGTTTTATATATGGCATACATTCCAATACATATTGCGCCATTTCATTTTCATGTTTTCGTTTATTAGTAGGATCTGTATTTATAAGTTGTTCCCATTCGTTTATCTTATTGTGATATCTACTTAAAAAATTTCCTTCCATAGTATATATTAAATGTATAACTTTTTATCTTTTAATATAAAAAAAATTTGTATGACTATTTTTTATTGGTGGAATCTTTTTATAAGTTTTTTTAAACCCGTCAACAATGAAATAGAAAAAGTTTTCATGGAATATACTTTATCTAATCATGATACTCGTACAGGAAAAAATAAGTTCTGGAATCAAGAAATGAAATATTGGAGTAAACATTCACATGAATACTGGGCTGATATTACATCTTATTATAAACCTGAAATATTTGAAAAACTTGTTAAAAAAATGCCCAGTAATATAGAAAATTATATTTTACAAATTAAATATTATTCCAATAATAAATTATATAAATTTATAACGCGTAATCCAACAGACTATGATTGGCCCCCGAAACAACAACAAGGAATGAAATTTGTAATGCCTATTGATAAAGCGTATATTTTGGACACACTAGGAAATCAACTTACAGTCGTCACCGACAAAGTAAAAAAATGCGCAGGGCCTAAATTTAATTTTCATAATCAAAAAATCAAAGTAAAAGATATATTTGATTATGAACATGCTTCCTCGTGTCAGATACAATTTATAGATGGTACAAGTAAGATGTACAAATTTGACGACTATTTAAACAATTAATTTTTTCATCAGACGTCCGTGCGTGTGTTGATTTTATTTTTCTTTATATATTATATTAAAAAAAAAATGCTTGATTCCGAAACTCTCAGACCAGTCATCATAGGCATGGCTCTCTACATAGTACTCAGCCATGTCCTTCCTAAAATGATTAAAAAACCAGTCGGTGTAAAACCAGTAGATGAAATTAACATGTTACTTATTGCCAATCGCAGTTTCTTAATGGCTGGCGCAATTTTAGCTGGCCTTATTGTTTTTCTGACCAATTACATTAACCTTGAATTGTTGTAAAACTCCTCTCATCAAATCTCGAGTATGATTGTGATTCATTATTTTTAGACGTTTATTATAAGCGTCTTTCATAAATTCAATTAGTTTATTTTGGTCCGGTTTTCCCCATTTCATTCCTTTTTGAAATAAAAAATCATCTTTCGGAATTTCTTGTAAATCACATGGAACCGAATATGGTGTCTCTATATATTCTATAGCTCCACCATACTCAGTTATTATAACAGGTTTATCTTGGATAGCAGCTTCAACTGCACCCATTCCTACACCTTCAGAATTTGAAAAACTTACATAGCAATCACAGTTCACATGAAGTTGGTCCAAAGATTCTTCAGGAATTAGACCATTTATAATAAAAACATTTGGCATATTATTTACTTGTACTTCTTGTTTACAAGTTGCTTTTAAAACAAGAATCGCTTCGTCACCGAAGTCACATTTGTAAAATGCTTCAATAAGCTGTTGAATATTTTTTCGTGGATCCATAATATTTCCGATGTGATAAAAAATATATTTGTTGGTTGGAAATTTAAAAATATTATTTTTTTTAATTTTTTTTAATTCAGTGTAACACCGAACAATTTCATATTGAGTATCCGGAAATTGTCGTTCAAAAATTTTTTTACAAAAGTCACTTGGAACTAAAATTTTATTATTAAACATTTTAAATAATTTTCCGTAATCCTCATGAACAGTTTCTGTTTCGCATATAGACATACAATACACACTTTGTGATACAGCTTGAATTTGTGGTATAGCTTGGAACCAATGCTCAACAGGTAATGCAAATATAAATACATCTTCTCCAGAAGGAATTGGATCTTGCCCCAGCACATAATATTTTGAATTTAATAGTTTGGCATATTTAATCATTACTTGACCTATACCAGATAAAAGTGTTGGACCTACTAAAATCATTAATTTTTAAACTATTAAAAAAATATATTTTTAATATAATATAAAAACACGGTGGTGAATTAAATTTTTATTTTTTTCCTATCAAAATTTTTTGGTGGTGTTCAAAAACACCCGTTTTTTTTTTATTTTTTTGTTTTTTTTTTAAATTTTAAATTCCTCTGGTTGTTGATGCTTCTTACAGAATTTCCCGCATGAAGCCCTGAAAGGGCATGGTTTACCTGCCATTGTTTTTGCTTGACATTTCAACTTGTCTGCTCGTGACAATGTCTTGCTGCCGCTGCCGCCTTCGTTAACTTCAATAAAATCAATAACTTTGATTTTCTTTTCAGCCCGTTGGTTCTTATAATTTTCGAAACACATATGAGCTTTTAAAATCGCATTCGATGTCTTTTCGTCCAATCCCCTTGTTATTTCTTGTTTGGTGACGGGTCGATATGTCGATTTGATTTCGGTTTTGGATTTGATATTTCTGGCACGGGCGATATCAATCATTTTGTTAGACATGAGCCAGCTGGTGGTAGACATGGTGTGTAGTTGTTTGTAGTTAATGCATAAGTATTTTAATTTTACTTAAGACAATTCAGACAAGTTTTTTTCATTTCTATTAAAGATATAATTATATTATAAGTTAATAAAATGCAGATTTTTGTAAAAACACTCACAGGCAAGACTATCACTCTTGAAATTGAATCAAGTGATACCATTGATAATGTAAAAGCTAAGATTACAGACAAGGAAGGAATTCCCTCAGATCAGCAAAGGTTGATTTTTGCTGGAAAACAATTGGAAGATGGCAGAACACTGGCAGACTATAATATCCAGAAAGAATCAACTTTGCATTTAGTTTTGCGTCTTCGTGGTGGTAGTGCGTAATTACAAAAACTATAAAATAGTGATTTAAATTTAATAATGAGTACAGCAACACCATTAAATTTAAATGAATCGAATGAAGGAATGACTTTTTTGACCCAACAGACACATCCCCCTGCTGCTCCACCACCACAGGAAAAAACATCAGCTGGTACAAATTTATCATATTCTGCGGAAATTCCAACAGAACAAAAAAATAATAATAGTAATAATCAAAACACTAATAATATGGATTCTACACCACTCGCTGATATTATGTCATCTAACGAAGTTATGGAGCCAATGGTCGCACAGGACCCACGCATGATTGGTCCACCGGTAACTGCTCAAGCTGCTATGCAGCAACATGTTCAACAGGTTCAGACCCAAAATGGTAATGGTAATGGTAATGGTAATGGTAATGGTAATGGTAATGGTAATGGTAACGGTAACGGTAATGGTAACGGTAACGGTAACAAGCCAATGAACTTATCAGACGAACAGATACAAGCTTTGTTTGTTGGTATTTGCGCTATGATTGCCTTTTCAAGACCTGTTCAGGACAAACTCGCCAACTTTGTTCCCCAGTTTGTAGGTGAAGATGGTGGTAGAAGTACAGCCGGTATGGCTGTCACTGGCCTTGTAGCTGCCGCTGTATTTTATTTCGGTCATCGCATGGTTCTTAACCGTTAATTTTTTAAGGGTCCTTGATGTGACTCCCACAAAACTCTGTTTTATTGTTGATTGGTATATAAAGACCATTTTCTTGACAAATATTTTCTATTTTATGAACATTGTTCCAAAATTCATCATCGTGTGCGTATTTAGAAGACACCGTATGAGCTAATTCATGAATTAAAACATGCATTATCTCATTTGGAGATCCGTCCAAACAAAGACCGATTTCGGTCCCTTTGTTTATATTATAACCTAATTCATTACCATTTTTTTGTTTTAAAAACCCTGTTAAAATAATTGGGTTTTTAAGTGTTTTGAATTGTGCATCACCGTGTTTGTCGTAATAATCTCTAAGAAATTTGTATCTTCGTTTAACTTCTGTAAAGTTTTCTGGATCTTTCGTGTTTTTTATGATGTATAAAACACATATTAATAAAATTATATACAAAAATATTATTTTCATTTTATATTATTTAGAAACAAAAATAAATTGACTGTATAGTTTTGACAATTCTGGACAATTTTCCTGCTCATCAATTAATGTTTTCCAAACGTCTAAAACTATATCAATTTCTTCCAAATATGTAACCAGTAAATCCTTGTATGCGATTGGTTCTGGTATTGATTTGCCTTCTTTGTAATATGGTGTGTCTGATAGATACATATGAATCTCCTCTCCAAAATTGCCATACCCTGTCTGTTGTGTGTTTCTCCTCATATAGTTACCCAGTGTGTCATCAAAACTTCCATCTTGAAGCATTAAGATTTTTTCAGAATCTGGTATAGATCCAATAAGTTTTCCACCTTTTTTGATTCTTGTGCGAATATGGTTAATAGTTTGCATAAATAAATGATGCGACTTGAAAATATATTGCATTGAAAAATTAAAACAAATAATGTCATATTTAAATCGAGGACACACAGAAATATCGCCTTCATAAAATCTCACGTTTTCCATATTTAATCCTTTTGCGCGCTTTTTAGCTTCTTGAATTGCTTCTTTGTTTGGGTCACACATATCAATTTTAATATTTCCTTTCCCAGCATGACTCCATTTTTGCAAGTCACCACCAAAACCACAGCCTACATCCAACACACGAAATCCCGGGTTTGTCGTCTGTTGGATGAGAGAACGCTTTGCAAGATTGTGCAGTTTACGTATGTCTTCCATTGTCATATTTATAGTTATATAACGCGAATAATCTTTAATTGTCTTTATGAAAAAAAAAAATATTTAATAATTGTATATTAAAAAAAATGCCCAAAGCTCCACCATGTTCTCAGTATGAACCGCCCGCGCACACTTTGGTTACCAGAAAAACTGGTACTACATTTTGCAGAAAAAAACCTGTGCGTAAAGCTAAAGCCACAGTTACGGCGGCTTCTCCGGTGAAAAAAGTTCGTAAAACACGTTCAAATAAAGGTGTTAAGAGAGGCGCCCGTCGTGGTCTTAAACCAACTGCGGCTAACACAAACAAAGGTAAATTTTTAGTTGCTTTGAAATTTAAACTGAAAAATACACGAAATAATAATAGATTAAACAATGTGAACTTAAATGGTAATCCTTTATTCACGGAAGCGAATAAAAACATTTTAAGAAAAACAAAAGTACCAACAAAGAAAGAAATTTCCAATTATATGGGAAATGAAAACAGATACACAACCTATCTCGAAAATCTCTATGCCTATGGCAACCTTGGTTTTGTACCACCCGTCAAAAATTACAAGAATGGAACTGTTCGGTATGTGCTTGAGCCATCCACCCAATTTCCAAACGTGAAATCCATTAAAAATAATTTAAAAAACAGCAGAACAGGACTTAGTAATGGTACATGGGGGGCAGGTCCCGGTAGTCATGGAGTATACCCAGTTAAACTTTCCAATGGTTCACTTGCCGAACTTGGTGTTATTAACTTCAATAATGTAAATGTTAAAAAACTGTAATTCAACTTAAAGATTTTAGTACATACTATAGTATATAACAATGCCTACTCTTGAACAAGATTACACCACTGTCCCCGGTCAGCTGTTTGCTTGTCTGTCTATTGTAGGCCCAGAAGCTCCCCAGAAATGTGATAAATTCGGGATTAAGATTCGTGGGTGTTTTAATACAAACACAGAAGCTGCTGCTCATGCGAAACGTCTCCAGAAGGAAGATTCAACATTTGACATTTATGTAGTAGACATGTACAAGTGGCTTCTCATCCCACCGGACAACACAAAAATCGATGATGTTCACTACAATGATGACAAACTTGAGGAAATCATGACTGGCTATCGTGAAAACCAGAAGCAGGCTGCTCAGATGTTTGAGACGCGTAAGCGTGACATGATGGAAGTTAAGAATCCAAAAGAGGAGATGGCTTATATCAAGCCAGGTGACGAAAACTCCAAGTTTTACAACAAGCCAGACGAGGCTCCAATTAGTCACCCGGCTGACATACTTGAGCGTCTCGTTCAGGAGAAACCGGATGCTGACATTGAAGAGTTGATTAAAAAAGCAGATGAGATTGTAGCAGAGGAGGTAAAAGAACGACAAGCGCAGCGAGAAACCGAGGAGGAAATTAAAAACTTGGAGTAAATTAAATAATGATTTCGATTATATTAAATATAATAACATTAGCATTAGTTGCCATCTTAGTTTATGCATTTTACAGAATGTATAAATTCAGAGAGGACAAAGACCTAACAGCTTCACAACTTTTTCGATTGATTAAAAAAGAACCAGCAATCTACAGTCACAGGGTATTCACAGAACCAACCGGTGAAATAGGGAATTTTGTAGGATATGAAGTTACTGATCCCGAAAATTTAGCTATCTATGATTATTAGAAAACTCCACACATTCATTGTCCTGTAATACAAAAAAAAATTCACATCCTGTTATTTTTTTTTATGTTGGACGTAAAATTACTGGTTGCATAGTTTTACCCATGAAAAATCCTAATATAAAGGCCACAAAAATAATAATATATGTTGTTTTATCAATTTCTCCAAATAAATCTTGAGTTTTTTTATCAAAATGATATGGTTGTTGGGGAGGGGGAGGTAAATAAATAGGAGTTTGTCTAATTGATTCGTCGTCATCTTCCTCTTCCTCTATGTGGTGCTGGTGACCACGAGTATTTCTCATTTGATGCTGTTGAGGTGCTGGCATTAAATTAGCATCATCAATAGGGCGGATATCAGTTTCCATTATTACTTAAATATCTATATTAATATCTCTATCTTTAATCGCATTTTTATTTTTTCTAACGTATTTTCGTTTTTTCTTTGGCTCTGGCTCTGGCTCTGGCTCTGGCTCTGGCTCTGGCTCTGATTCTGATTCTGATTCCTCATCAGATTCCACTACAAATCCTTTCAGATTTCCCTGTTCAGTGTGTTCATCTTCATCGTCTGACAAATACGTAGACTCTGTTACTACCGAATCACATTCTGAATTCGAATCATCTGAGTCTGAACTATACTCATCATTATCAAAATCATCTGTAACTTGTTCAACTGGCTCATAACGAACTGGTTTTTTAGTAATACGACATGAACGACGGGGTTGTTGTTGCATTTTTATTAATTAATAAATGCTTATATTGTTTAAGTATATTGTGTAAATGAACGATATGTATCATCACCAATTATATCTGTTAATAAACCTGGATAGTATTTCGTTGTATCATTTAAATTATTTAAATATTTTGGTCTAAATTGATTCTTTTTAAATAAAGCAACTTCCATTATTATTTTTTCTGCTTCCATTCCAATTTGTTTGGATATTCTCATCAAGTCATCTATAATTTCTGTATTTGAACCTGTGGTGTAAAGAGATAAATCCTCGATATTTTCTACTGCTTTTTCAAGATAATATTCAGCCATTGGTGAATTTAATTTTTCCAATTCTGTTTCCATGAGTTCCAAGTTATTTTCAAAACTTAAATAAGATGAAGGATGAAGTCCAGAATATTCATGAACCTTATATTTTAAATCTTCTAATTCTTGGCTTCTATTTACTTTTTTTACACTTGGTGAGTATAACATTAATACAAAAAAAATAGCTAATACAATGATAATGAGGGACATAGCGCCAACTTTCTATTATTTGATAATTTTTTATTTGGATACAAAATTTCTTCAATTTTTTTGTTTAGCATATGATGTCTTCCTGTATGATGTTTACACATCCCCTTCTTTCTACCTTCTTCTGTTTGGCATGTACAGAAACACTTCTGAGCAATACGACCATCATCAATCACAAACCAAACATGATTAGAACTATGATTTCTTCGTAGATTTTCACAATATTTAGAATCTGTTTGAACTGCATACATATCTTTCTTTTTTGTTTTTGATATTCCCAAAACCCTTGAATTTTTTTGTCCTTCTAAATTTTGTCGAATGAAAGTTTGTACATAGGCAGCAAGTACAGGATCTTGAATAGAATTCTTTGGTGGATGATTTTTTACAACCAAAGGTGCGCCACCAATAAATGGAATTTTTACCACGTCTTCCAATGTTTTGTTTGAACGAACAGTCGCCATCCATAGTTTTTCTAGTGTTGGTTCTTGGTCAGTTTTGGTCAGTTTTTTGTTTTCGTACATAAATACTGGCAAATACACTCCTTCCGTTATTTTGCCAGTGTTGTTACATCCTACACAACCTTTCCCTTTGCAATATTCATGTTTTCCTTTTTTATACGACCAAGGAATACGAAATCCACTCCCTTGTGTATTCTTTTCTGGATCCCCGTAAACAGATGAATCAATAATATTATTCCAATCCTTTTGTGAATAAATTTTAGACAATATAGAAATTATATGTTTCATTAAATAATTTGCATTTTCACAATCAATTGTAAAATTTTCCCAATTGATATGAACACCTGATTTTATCTGTCCATCTTTTTCTTTTGGTTTAGCAATGGAAACGAGAGCACTTGAATTTTCTGAAAATGTTTCGACTTTGTCACAAATTATTTTTACAATCGATTCTATTTGTTCTAACGTAAGTGGATCTGTATCTTTGTAATCCAAATCAACAAAAAAATTAAATGGTTCAGTTTTTTGTTCAACAACATATAACTTTTGACCGGCTAAAACATCTTTGATATAAACTTTATAGAAATCATTTAGCTTATCAAACGGAACCGACAGAACACCCCCATCCATCAAAACATGAGACAAATTGGAGTTATTATTATACCGATTTTGTTTACACCAAGTTTTTAACATGATGATACTTACTTGTGTAAATAAGGTTTTTAAATTTTAAGTTATTAAAAAAAAATTTAAAAAGCTTTAATTAAAAACGGCATCCTGCTCTTGAAGAAAAATCATCACTATCTACTACATGTTCTGTTTTACCAGGAACAACTTTGACGCTTTTATCCGGGGAAGCTTCTTTTATTGCTATAAGCAAATCGACTACTTTCATATCTTCCATTGACTTAGCTTCTTCAGAGTCAGGATCTAAATTTCGAAGTTTGCACAACTGCTTAATAAAATATTGTTTATTTTTCATTTTAGTATTATTTTATATTAAAAGTATGGCGATTTGACGAATGAAGTGCGTCCTGAAACCTTGGATTGTTGACAATATTATCAACAATCAAAGACCATCTATTTTTACTATTAAATTCTTCCAATGTATCAAAACTAATGAAATCATTTTCATCAAAAGTTCTTTTTATTGGAAGTTTATTTCTCTTTCTCTCTTCTGTTTTGTTTTTTTCATAATAAAATTTAGTGATGATATTTTGCTGAACCGTCTTAGGAATATTAAAAATAAAAATAAAGACATGATATACCGAAGTTATATCAACGCCATTTTTCTTATCTTTTTCTAATTCCTCTGGTGACCTATTTTTAGAATAGAATTTAAACGTTGAGTAATGTCCTTTTTTAAGAATTACTACACCACGAGTCTCCTCTTCGAGTTCTCGTAGTGCGCATTTTATCGGATTGAAAACCTCTCGTTTTCTGCACCCACCCGTTACAAATATCCATTCTTTAAACTGGCGGTCCCTTACAGTTAAAAATCTCAACTTGCCATCTGTAAATGACACAGGTATTGCAATTGCTTTATGTTTTTCTTGTTGTTTTAATAACATAGGTAAAATCCTATTCTACTATTTATTCAACAAAATTATTATTCAGGTTTTACAACACCTTCTTTTTTTCTACTACTACTTCTTCTTCCTGTGGCTTAGATACGTCATTGGCAAGTGCACGAGCAAGTGTTGAAATTTGATTGGTAAAACCTGTTGAAGCAGTTCGCACTGCTTCAACATCTTGTTTAGTTTTTTGAAGTTCTTTGTACATGTATACTGTTGCAATTAAAGCAACTATGACCGCAGCAATCATCATCGTTTCCTTGTTAAAGTCTACCATTTTCGCTTATATCTAATATTCTTAATTATCTTTTTAACTACCTAATTTACGCGCGAGTCCGGGAGAGTTTCACCTTTCGCAACTAAATTTGATTTTGGTGGGCAACCAATATCTAAATTGGCAAATTGAACTCCCCTGTAGTAAGCATTTTCACACTGCTGAGGATGGTCTGCACGGTAATCATTGGAACCACAACATAACTTACCTTTGTTTTCTTTGACCCGCTGAATCGGGTCTACCATTATATATTTCTCGAGAGTTTTTGTATTTGGATCATAAGTCAATACAAACAGTACTATTACAAAAATAGCTACCCAAATAATTCTATCCATTCTTATAATTAATATATCTTTTTTTTTATCGTCCTTGTTGTTATTGAAACACGAGTTCCATGCTGATGATTGAAGTTAGCATGTTTTTTTTTACACCTTTGAACATTTAAAACGCCGACTTTATATATTATTTAGGTTCTTCTCTTTTAATCTTTTTAATATCAGTCCATTTTATTTCCTTTATTTTATCTTTATGTTTTTGTGAAAATATACTCCAATAAATTTGACATTCTGGTTGTTGATGTTCAATACATTTTTTATAAACATTATTAAGTAATTCTTTAATTTCTTCTTTATTAATAAATATTAGTAATCCCGTGTTACATATTCTAACATTTTCATCAAATTCTTTAGTTGCTATAATATCCTTAATAAAATTTTTTGTTTTATCCATATTTTTTACATATCTTGATTGACCCATCGCTGCTTTAATTTCATCATATACACTCGTTTTATTTGAAGGTGTCTGTCTAATTATTAATGATTTGTCAACATTATTATTTATTAATAATTTTATTTCGTCTATTGAAGCAGAAGACACATTTTCTTTATGATCAAAATATATTATTGTTTTTGCATTTTGAAATTGTGGAAAATTGTCTAAAAATTTTAAAAACTTGATATATTTAGATTGTAATGATGATATTATAATGTCATCGCTTAATACTTTATTTACATAAACATAATTCCACCCTTTATTTATAATTTCACCTTTTAGTTCCTTATTATTAGTAAAAAAATAACTATTTTTGTTATCAGGAGATGGATGAACATATTTAAATTGTTTTCCAAATATACAACTTATAATTAATAAATTATTCATTTATATATATATTATTTAATAGCATGTTTTTTTTTAATATAAACGCATCCTCCTTGAGTAGCAAGTGCCCAGGCGTCGTCATTTGAAGATTCCACGTGGAATCTTGTATGAAGTATTTATTTGTTTAAGCAATTTTCAAAGTGCCGCTATCGCTCCAGACGTCGCCAGTTGACAGACCGGCAGCAGAGGTTGGTAGGTTTGCGAGGTTCAAACCATTAGTAACGATTACATTACCATATTGGTTAAGTAATAATGTATTTGTGAGTGTTCCGTTTACCATATGCCAAAGTTTTAGTTCATTTGTGAACGTGCTGTTATCATTTGTAATAGTATTCACCCCCACCCATCCTACCTCGTTAAAAGCTGAGGCGCCAGTGCCACTGGATGTGTTCCTAAAACTAAGCGCAGAACTACCAGACGTTAAAGAACTAATGTCTGTATTTTCGATAAGTATTTTAGCACTACTTCCGTCTCCTGAATCTGTTTGCAAATGAAGCTGTCGTTGGGGATCATCAGTCCCAATACCAACTTTATCTGAAAAATAATTTCCATTTTTCTGTCCCAATTCTCCTGTAGCCGAGTCATAAGTCAAAACGTTGGCAAATTCCTCTACCCGGATGGGTTTAATGTAGGTCGCGTTGGCATTCGAGGAACCATCTAAAGCTGATCCAGTTGCATTTAATACTATAGTGTTGTCTTCCTGAGAAGTTTCACCTGCACTGGCACCAATAGCAATAGCAGAAGAACCTTGTCCGGTTTGACCAGCATCTTTACCAATAGCGACAGCATAAGAAGTTTGATAATGTTTACCTGCATCGTTACCAATAGCTACACAATGATTGTTTTGAGATTGATTACCTGCGTTGCGTCCAATAGCAACAGCAGAAGAACCTTGATAACTTCGACCTGACAGGTAACCAATAGCGACTGATTGAGTATCTTGATAACTTTCACCCGCACTGGTGCCAATAGCGACTGCTTCAGTATTTTGATAAAGTTCACCTGCATTGGCACCAATAGCGACTGTATAAGCATTTTGCCAAGTTTTTCCTGCATCGTTACCAATAGCAACACAATGATTGTTTTGGTAGTCATAACCGGCGTTGCGTCCAATAGCGATTGATTTTTCTTTTTGATAATTAAA